CGTCCATATCGGGATCCCATGCAACCTGAGTTACGGCCGTGCCTGTGCTGAAGCAGTCCTCCACGCGGCGGCGATGCAGGCTTTCATAGTTGTTACGGGCCATGACGAACCGAACAACGTCGGTGAGATCCTCCGCGACCTCTTCCAGCTCCTTGGTCTCAGGGAGCATCAGCGCCTCAGGCATGTTGTCCATCTGGTCAGCAACGCAGTTGTTGAAGGTGGACTTCAGGGTCTGAAGCTGGAGCGTCTTCTTGTCCTTGCGGTAGCCTTCGGTCTCAGGGTCTTGCTTCGGATCCTGAAGAAGTAGGATGTTTCTCGCTTCCTTCGCACGGTCGTGGATCTCGGTGCAGGCATCACGCCAAATCCTGAGGCGAGCATATGCCTCCTGCTGAAGTTTCTTCTCGTCCATACGCATCACCTCGGTATGTTATAGATATACTTACCGCCGCCAGACCGGTCCGACTTTGCGTCCGCAAGGCCCTTCTCGGCAGAAGTCATACCGCGAAGCTTGGCTTCGATTTCAGCATACTGAGCACGATACTGCATGCCGCGGTTCTGCTTCTGCACGTTGCCGTTGCGGTAAATCAGCCATGTCGCCCAATCCGCAATCGCCTGATGTGACCATTCTGGCAGGTTAGGGGAACTCTTATCATGGCTCAGGGGCGTATAGTCATTGCTGTCAGACGTAACGTGCTGCCGGGCAAAAGCCACAGCCAGTCGGTCGTAGCCATCGTTGATGTACGTCTCAAGGTACGGCAGGAAGTCGCCAAGGTCATCAGCATCGTTGTTGGTCTGGAACATGACCATGTTTTTGATTTCAGCCAGCGTCATCTGCCGTCACCTCACATCAGATATTCGGATAACGCTGCTTCAGCTGAAGGAATACGGGAACCTTTACGTCCACATACTCACCGCGCTTGATGAGCGTAGCCTTGCCGTTGATGATGACCGTTTCGGTCTGGTCAACCTTCATGTTGGAACCCTGGTCTTCACTTATGGGCAGGATGATGCGAACAGTCGGTTCGACCATCACGTCAGCAGGTTTCGCAGGCATGACAGCCGCAGTGGTATCGGTAATCTTCTTGGTAGCCATAAAATACCTCTCTTTCAAAGGGGAACGGGGTAAACCCATCGACAAGGTTTACCCCGTTGAAATTCATCAGGCAGTGGTGCCGTGCTCGATACGGACGATGAAGGCGTCCTGCAGGATCACGCAACAGAAGCCCTTCACCTTCCAGGCGATGGTGCCGCGCTGCTCCAGAGGATCGGCCGCGCCAGAGGAGCCGGGAGGATTGATGATGACCTTCACGTTGGCACCGGTGCCGCCCAGATCGATACGACCATAGGCGTCAGGGCCATAGATGACGGTGCCGTGGACGGGAGCGCCAGCAGAGCCAGCACCGTTGGGCTTGATCGCAGTCGCATCGGCAGCGGCTTCGGTGGCCCAGCGGAAGGTGACCTTCTTGTTGGCGGCGTCCACACGCTCAATGCACATGGGCAGAACAGCGCCACCGGCTTCCACGTCAACCAGACGGCCGGTCAGGGAACGGGCATCGTCCTCGGTCAGAGTGTCGCTGATGGTGGCGGTGCGGGTGTCCACATCCATATCAGTGATGGTCAGCTGGGTGGTGGTGCCGAAGATATAGGTGTCGCCGTTGAACACCTTGGCGTTGGTGGACTCGAAGAACTTCACGCCGTACATGGTGCCCAGTTCGTACTTCTCGATCTTGGACTTGTCCTGATACTTGGCAATGTCCACCCACATGGGGTCGGCGGTCAGGTCATAGACGGTATCGGGGTCAACGATGGCGTGATAGAAGCCATCGGAGAAGGGCTTGCAGTTGTTGCGCTTCAGAGTGCGAACAGCCTTCTTGATCTCGGCGCCGGTCAGCACGTCAGAAGCAGTCACCTGCCCACGGGTGGTGTGACCACCAGCGTACTGCACGTTCATGCCAGCGGTCACAGCGTCGCGGCAGATGGTATCCAGAGACAGAGCGGCCTGATCAGACAGGAGCTTGTTGGTCTCGCGATGCAGGTTGTCGATGTGGTACAGGTCGAGCTCATCGGTCATCTCCACATGGGCACCGTAGGGCTTCACCATAGCGGTGAAAGCCGTCTGCTTGAGCTCCTGACCATCAGGAGTCACGCCTTCCTTCAGAGGTTCGGTAACCGCGCCGAAGGGGGTCATGCGGCGGAACTGCACATGCTTGCCGTTGTTCTCAGGCAGGGTGCGCTTCTGAGCGTCACGAGCGTACACCATCTCGGGCTTCATGTTCTCCAGAAGACTGCGCTCATGATAGTCAACCACGCCGGGAGCAACGCCATGGGAAGTGGAATAATTCATATTGTCGAAAACAGCCATTGAAATCTCTCCTTATCGAACGTCGATTTTGCCGCCGTTCTCAAGCAGTTCATTCACCTTGGCGAACTGTTCGCTGGTCATCTTGCGGAAGTCAGCGCCGCCCATACCAAAGCCGTTCGTGCTCCTGATGGGAGCCGGGGCGCGTGCAGGGGCTTCAGCCTGCTGAGTGTTCTTGAACACATCAACAAAGCTCCATTCGCCAGAAAGAACCTTCTGCCTGATTGCGGGGTCAGTGTTGTAAAGTGCCATTACATCCACACCAGTGGACGCAAGGATCGTGTCTGCCTGAGCCACCAGTTCAGAAGCACGCTTCTGAGTCTCGGTGTCAGGCTTTTCAGCGGCAACAAAACGGCCCTGATCGTCACGCTGCCGCTGGGCAGGTGCGGTCTGAGCCGCGGGGGCTGGGGCACCCTTCTTGGATCGGAGATAGTCAAGCGCAATCTCTCTGTCAGAGATCTTGCCCTCCGATACAAGCTGGTCAGCCTCACGTTCCAGCTGTGCCTCCCTGAGAGGAGCAAGCTGGGCTTCGTACTCAGCGCGGATTCTGGCCTCGGCTTCCGCAACCGCTTTGTTCACGGCGGCACCCACACGCTGTTTGATCCAGCCCGGTTCCTTAGGCTGTTCCTGCGTCTGAACGTTCTGCTCGGTAGGGGGCTCACCGATCACGTCAGCCAGAGTCTGAGTAGTTTCCTGCGTAGTTACTGCAGCGTCGTCCTGCATCTGCGCAGCCATCATTTCGACCGTATTTTCCATGGAAAAACCACCTTTCGGCTTGCAGACCCCGTGAAAACACTGACGGATCTGGATATTGCAAAAGCACGCCAACCTGAAAACAGGCCAGTGTGCTATGTGCTCAATTCTCCCTGAAGGGATCATATGGGATGGGCTCGTACGCCTTCTCCACACGGAGCGGCATCGGGCGCATCATGAAGAAGTACCTCGCCTCGTCATAGGCATGGTCTTCAGCGTCGGTATCGATATCCTCTACCTTCGTAAGCGAATACGGGAGGGACGGTATGGTTCGTATAAAATCGGCGCAAGTGTTGAACACCTGCATGCGCGGCTTACCCTCCGCGTCGAACCGCAGCCTCTCATGGAACTGGGCTTTTCCTGCGAGGCGGGTGTTATCACCGGGACTGAAGTATACGCCTGGGCCATTCTGCGAAGGCTCCATCATCTGCGCAATGCTGTCGCCGCGGCTTCTGTCGAAGATGGAGGGGTCAGCTACGCGAAGCACCTTGATACCCTCACGCGCCTCACAGTCTTTCTCTCGCTGGATGATGCCGTTAGCGATCTCTTTAGGCGAGATTTTAAGACCCGTGTTCGGGTGACCGGATTCGCATCCGTACCACTCACGGTATCGGTACGCACAGCCGTCTGGCCCAATCGCCCACCACCCAATGCTGAACGGTCGGGAGAAGCCAAAGTCGAACGACATGTAACGCGGCCAGTTGAGCGGAATGTCGAAGGGCGCGATGACATGCGTCCAGCGTCGGTCGGCATAATGTTCGGGTTTGTCGCGCCACTCTGTGAACACCTGGCCCTCAAACGCATCCCAGTCGCCAAACAGAAGCGCATTTCGCAGGGCTTCTGGCTTTGCTTCCAGCTGGAAGATGTAGTCTTCGCCGATGTGCGGGTTCTCCGTTGCAAGGCTCGGGATATACTGCATTCGGAAGACCTTCTTCTTCCCAGTCGCTTTGCTGACGATCTCTCTTGTGAAGATCTCCATATACGGCGCGGCATCGACGAACATTTTCTTGACCCAGCCGTGCCCAATATCGCCGGGGTTCGATGAAGACCTAACCACGGGAACCACACCAAGACTTTTCTTGGCGCGGAGACGGGTTTTGAGGAAGTCGTAAATCTCAAACTCAAAGCTGGTCAGCTCGTCAAAGTACAACCACTGGATTTCGGCACCCTTGTAGTTGTACATGTCGGCCGGTGTCGCGCAATGCCTGAAGTGGATCATGCTGCCATTGACAACCGCCATCTCATGTCGGGCGCCATTATACTTCACCAATTCGACCGGATAGCTTTCCTTGGCTTCTTTGATGATCGTATCCTCCAACTCACCGTATGTGCGGCGGAAGATGAAGGCATGCGTTTTTGGATATTTGAGGCACCGGAACAGAGCGTCCATCACAATAGCCTTGCTCTTACCACCACCCGCCGCGCCACCGAAGAGCACTTCATCGGCGTTGGTGGCATGAAACATCCGCTGTTTCGGCGTTGGCTCGTATTCGACTGTGACTTGGGACTCTGCCACGGTGCTTCACCTCGGTTCTGGAGGGGTAAATTTTTTGATTACCCCAGTGGGTTCTCCTGTGCCGGGGGTCTCAGGTATATATATAGCGGGGCGGGGCGAGCGAAGGGGTCAATCTCGCCATACCCCCCGGGGTCCAGCGGACCCCGTACCAGGCACCCGCATGCACAAGAAAAAAAAGAAAAGCCCTTCTTTTGATAGGTCATCAAAAGAAAAGCCTTATAATACAAGGGTTTGGGCTGTTCGTGTAGACAGTAGTGAGCACATCACGCTTCATCTGTACGATCAGGCATGCCGATGTCAGGCATGCCGCCTACAATGCGCACTGTGATCTCCTGCTTCTCTTCGCCCATAACAGCCGCATCGTAATGATTGAGTACAGTCTGCGCAGCCTGCAAGGCGAGATAGCCATTCGCCGCTTCACTATCCATAAGCTGCTCAATCTTCCGCCTTGCCTTTGCTACCTGCGTAACCTCGCTACCGCGCAACACATTACGGTATTCTTCCTTTACTGTAGCGTTAGCCATCCATCTACGGATGGTAGCAGGGCACTTGCCGTAATACGCCGCTAAGGCCTCGTTGCTGTATTCGCCAGTAGCCGCTAGCCTTGCACACTCAAGCATCTGCTTCGTAATCTTTTTTATAGGCTTGTCAGCCATCAGCCGCACCTCCACAGGGGCCGCGCAAAAAATGCGCGCCTAACAGTCGCCACAGAATAATAAAAAGCCATCCGCATATATCGGATAGCATCTATTTTTCCACTTTCATTATATACGGTAAAAAGCGGACAAGAAACAGCACGAAAAAATTTTTTGAAAAAAGTTTTCGAAAA